GCACGTTGATTGGTCGTCAGTTGCAGTTCGTTTATCCATTGGCTGGGGGTTGATCAAAGCGGCAGATGCACCTAACCCAAAGCCGTGATACCTGCAATTATTACGACTGTTCTCGAAACCGTGATTGTTCTTGCAAAAGCATACACGGTCAACATCGAGTTCAAGACGAAAGAATCAGTTTATCTCCACAATGAAAACCTTATCAAACAAGATACTGAACTTGCGGTCATGGCTGCTAGTATCACTCCTGACACTGCTCAGTCTGTCATGCTCGAATACGACCGGCTTGAGCAAGGCCGCAACCGCCTCTGTGAACTCATCCGCTCTTCGGGCGCCACTATCAGTGATTCTCCAACCCCACGTGCCATACCAGTTCAAGGAGGGAGTTCTAACGCTTGATGAAGAGCAACAGTTTTACTCCAAGGCTGCGTGGCTTTGGGCGCTTCAAACTGGCCAAGAACGTAAAAAATAACTACCATGACTCTCGAAGAACGAATTGATCTCATGCGACACGGTCGCCTGCTTAAGATACTCGACAACGGTTCGATCGTTTTTTGCGTTGACGATGCAATTCGTTTCATCGGGGACATGGACATTGACTCCGACGGTGGACCAAACGTCGATCACGATCCTTGCTGGCAACCTGACACAACCCTCCACTTCAATGGACACGCAATCAACTCACAGATTGTCCCCTACGTTGTCGCTCCTATCGGATTGTTCGAGAAGGTTAAAGGCATTGGTCTTGGTTGCAAATGCATCATTACCCATCTTAAAAACAAACTCTCATGCGATGCCGTATGCGCAGATCTCGGACCAGCAACCAAAGACGGTGAAGGTTCTGCGGCACTGGCACGGCGACTTGGCGTCAATCCAAACTCACGCACTGGTGGTGAAGACCGCCCGGTGGTGTTTTACGAACTCTACGTTGGCATTCCGGCAATAATCGACGGCGTGACATATGATCTTCAACCTCTGCATTCGAGATAGTCCTATTAAGGCGCTTAACAAGTATGGTTTCCGCATTACAACAGATTGAAAGTATCCGTGATTTGAGGCGCTTGGAGCAACTCAAGACGGATTTTGGTCTGTTGTTTTATGAGCCGCATAAAAAGCAGTGCGAGTTTCACGAGGCTGGGGCGATTAAGCGACGGTATGTGAGGACGGGGAATCGATTTGGAAAGTCTACGATGGGTGCCGCCGAGGATTGTGCATGGGCGTTGGGAGAACGTCCTTGGTACAAGAAAGGTGATCCTCGACGGCACGTTGGGATTCCGCAGCATAGCACCAAGGGATTGATTATTGTCGCTGACTGGGATAAGGTGCACGAAATTTTCACCAATCCTGTAAAGGGTGTCGGTCAAGGGAAGTTGTTCAAGTTTTTGCCGAAGGATAAGATTGTTAAGTTTAATCGGCATAACTCTGGGATGATCGCGGAGATCACGGTGATGAATATATGGGGCGGTGAGAGTACGATCGTGATGGATACGGTGAAGTCGTATCAGGCGAATCCGATGGGACAGGAGAGTTCGGACTGGGATTGGATTCATATTGATGAGCCGTGTCCGAAGGATATGTGGGTGGCGAATAGTCGTGGTTTGATTGACAGAAATGGAAGTGCGTGGTTTACGTGCACGCCGATCAATCATCCGTGGATCAATGATATGTTTGTACCGAGAGATCAGTTTCGGTTGAATAGTGGTGAGGTGATTAAGAAGGACTTGAATCACTGGATGTGTGTTGGGACGTCATTTGATAATCCGTATAATCCGGTCGAGGCGATCGATATGTTTATGGATAATCTGACAGACGCGGAGAAAGGGTGTCGAATTCAAGGAATTCCACTCGCGCTTTCTGGGTTAGTTTATAAGGAGTTTCACCCTTCGGACTCGTTGTATAGAGGGACGCCAAGTGGATGGGAGGGGCCAATGACGCCTCCGGAGAACTATACGATTCGACTCGCAATAGATCCACATCCTCAGGTTCCTCATGCCGTGTTGTTTGCAGCGACGAGTCCGGAGGGGATTGTGTATTTCTTCGCTGAGATTTTTCGGAAGTTGAGTGCACAGCAGTTGTGTGAAGCGATTCATGAGATTACGGCGGGTCGTTATGTGCATATTAATCTTTGTGATCCTGCGGCTTATATTCCCTCGAATATAGATCAGAGCGTTATGGCCGACGTTTTAATAGAAGGAGGTGTATTCGTTGAAAAGGCCAGTAAGGATTTGAGCCGCGGGATCATTACCACGCAGACTGCATTGAATGAGACGATCACGAGTCCGTTGGGTGTGAAGTCGCGTAAGATTTTGTTTGGCGAACATTTGCAAGAGACGAGGTGGGAGTTTGATCATTATACGTGGAATCCCGCGAGGCCGAATAAGCCGATTGATAAGCATGATCATATGATGGAGAATTTGTATCGACTTGTGCTTGAGGGGTTAGATTATGTAAAACCTGATTCTGACGCGGAGTATATGTATATTTCGAATGGCGTTCCGCAACATAGCAAATTTACTATACCACAAAATGGACGATAGAATTTTTAATGAATTGAATCAACAGACGATGACGGACTTTCACGTTCGTTTGTTGGAGCATTGTCGGACACGGATCAATCGTTCGCGTACGAAGATGAGTACGTATTTTGATGGTTGGGATTTGCGGCATAATACATATAAATCAACACGTGCTCAGGATAAACAAGATCGAAAGGCGAAGGAGGAGGGACGGCCAGAAAAGCAGGTGTTACCCTTTACGTATGCGAAGGTTAATACGTTCCAGAGTTTTGTTATGTCGTTGTACACGCAGCGACCCGGTGTGTTTGAACTCGAGCCGCAAGGTGGTGAAGATCAGGACTATCGGATTCTGGCAGAGAAGATGCTTAACTATGATATACGAACCAATGGATTTACGCGCGTACTCCGACAGCATGTTAAAGATATTGCGAAGTTTGGTGTCGGTATTCTCAAGCATTCGTGGGAAGAGGATTATGTGTATGTTCCGAAGGAGACGAGTGAGACAAAGACGATCTTCGGGATTCCGTGGAAGGCTGGGACGTCTAAGACGGTGGATAAGGTTTGCAAGCGGAAGGGGAACAAGGTAACTGCGACGAGTCCATATAACTTCTTGCCTGATCCGCGATATACGTTGGTTGATTTTCAGAAGGGTGAGTTTTGCGCCGACGAGTGCGATTACTCGCGTGGAGAGTTGCTGCGTATGGAGAATGAAAAGAAGGTCGCTGGCGTGGAATTTATCACTCCAATGCCGACGAATCTTTCATATTCGTTTGCGCCTTATTTGAAACGTTCGCAGCTCAATTGGGACAATCCGGAAAAGACTCCGAATATTGTGCGGTTGACGGAAGTGCAGATCAAACTCACGCCGTGTGATTTTTTGTTGGTTGACGGAACTCCGATGGGAGAGGAAAAGTTTCCAGTCTTGTTTTTGGTTTGGATGACGAATAGTTCTCGTATCGTTCGCTGCGAACCTATGGGTTACTTGCACGGTGAGTTTACATACGAGGTCGCGCAATATGACGAAGACTCGCATGAGTTTGTTGGTCAATCGCTTCCGGAGATTCTTGACCGCCTGCAGGAAACTGCTGATTGGTTTATGAATGCGCGGGTTGAAAGCGTGACTCGTACGATTGATAATCAACTTGTTGTCGATCCTCTCGGTGTGGAAATGGCCACGATCACGAATCGCTCGCGGGTGATTTTGTTAAAGAAAGGTGCGGCTCGCACGGGCGTTGATCGTTATATTAAACAGCTTGAGGTTCAAGACGTTACCGCACGGCACATGGAAGATATTTCCGGAATTCATGGTTTTATGGACACAGTGTCTGGTGTGAATGAAAATGCACAAGGCCAGTATAATGCGGGACGGCGTTCGGCGACTGAAGCACGTGTTGTCACGCAAGGTGCAGCAGCCCGTCTTAAAGGCACCGCACTTGCGATCTGGGACGCTTCGGTGGCAGCAAGCGGATATAAGATGCTTTTGAATCTTCGTCAAGGTTTAACTCCCGAAGATGTGATTCAAATTGCCGGGCAAGAATACGCGCAAAAGCCTGAGTTGATCGCGGCTTTTCTCGCAGATTCCGCGACCCTTGCTCGGCAAACTGATTTCTTTGTTTATGATGGCACACTTGCAAGTGAGAAAGCCTACCTCGCACAAACTCTCAAAGAACTGTTCCAAGAAGTTCTTGCACTCGGTCCGCAAGGTCTTGTCAATCTCGACATCTCTCCGAAACTCATCCTCGAAAACATTTACGAACTCCTCGGTGTCGGTGCAATCTCACAATTTGCACTTTCCAAAGATCCTCAGACTTTGCAAAACGCCGTAGCACAGATCGTCCAACAACAAGTTCAACAAGCAATACAACAATATGTCCAACAACTCTCAAGTGGTCAGGGTGCAGGCGGATCTGGACAAGGACCAAATGCGCCGGCTCCAGCAGGAACTGTATGATTTCAAAAAGACGTCTCTCTATCAACACTGGAAAGACCACTTTCAAACTCTCATTGACTCGACGATCGAGAACATTCTCGAGGTCGATCTCAAAGGACCAGAAACCCTTTATGCACGCGAAGGGTGGATAGGTGAAGCTCGAAGTGCGAGACTGCAAATCGGATGGTTTGAAGTTCTCGAACTCGAACTCGAACAACAACTGCGTGATCTGCAAACAACACAAAACGAATCCTAGATATGAACCTCGACGACCTAGACGATGACGAAATCATCGACGACTCCTCCAATCTCAATGCCGATGGCAATGTGATTGTCAAAGTGCCTGACGATGATGCGTCAACCACAAAATCGCCCGCATTCGATCCAACCTCTCTTGCGACTGCAGTTTCCGAAGCTGTTGCAACGCAACTCCAAGCACACGCCTCCTCGCAACCTGCACCGCAAATGACGCCTCAGCAACTTGCTGAGCACTATGCCATTTGGGATCCGAATGAAGGTTTCATTAATGGGCTTAATGCGTTGACGGACGCTGATGCAACACCTGCGCAGAAGAAGAAGATCTTCGAGGATATGCGGGATGGGATTATGCAGCAGGCGTTTCGTGCGTCGCAGTTGGTGGTGGCGCAGGAGACACAGAAGATGCGGGCTGAGTTGGCACCGGCGGTGCAGTATGCGCAACAGCGGCAAGCGAAGAATGTGATGAAGGAATTTGTTACAAAGTATCCTGCGTTGAATGGGCAGACTGAGTTGGTTGATGCGGTGATTGCGAACCTCGCGCAGCAGAATTTCAAGCCTAAGTCGAAAGACGAGGCTTACGAGAAAGTGGCGAAGATTGCGGAGAAGATCCTGCAAGGGGTTAATCCACAATTTTCGTTGAAAACCAGTGGCGGCTCTGGCGGGAAACCCGGCATGGCTAGTACTAATATGGGTGGTGTTGGTGGTGGTGGGAAACCGAATGCGCCAGTGAATGGCGAGAGAGGTAAACTTGCTGCCTTCTGGCAACGTTAAGTTGCGAAGTTAGTTAACAAAAGAAACAAAGAAACAAAGAAATATGGACCATGCAATATTGGGTTTAGTCAGTGGTAAGACTTTTACAGATCAAGCCTTCCACAATCGTAATAATCGCCGACGAATCTTTCATGATTTCCCGGTCGGCCAGTTCCCGTTGACGGGATTGCTGAGTTTGATGGACAGCGAAGAAACGGATTCGTTCGACTTTGGCTGGTGGGAGAAGCGCTTTGAAACGCCGCAGACGACGATTGCGTCTGGTGCTGCGCCGTTCCAAACTGCTGTTGGTGGTGCGTTGGCTGATGCGACGTTTGTTGCGGGTACGGAGTTTATCGTGCTTGTGGCGGATTCGAGCATGTTCCAAGTGCGTCAGCAGGTGTGGTTCCCGAGTTTGTCGATCTATGGAGCGGCGACGACTTATGCTGAGCTGAAGGGTGTTGTGACTGCGGTTGCGACTGGTTCGATTAAGTTCCAATGCTCGGAGAGTACAGTGCGTTTGGTGAATACGGACACGGCGATGCCGAATGGTGCGACGGGTTGCGATGTGATTTGTGCAGGTAATGCGGTTGGTGAAGGTGCGAGTACGACTTCGGGTCGGACGCTTCTTCCAGTGAATCCGCATAACTTTACGCAGATCTTTCGTAACGGGATGAGTTTCACACGTACGGCAATGAAGGTTCCGACCAACTTCGACAAGACTGGTATCTATCGCGAGTCTGCGGAAGAAGCCTGTCGGAATCATATGGTTGACATAGAGATGGCGTTCTTGTTCGGGTCGAAGCGCACAGACAATGTCGTGGAGAACGGCGAGACTGTGCCACGTCGTCAGACTGGTGGTGTCACATGGTATCTGAAGCAGTGGGAAGCCGCGGATTCGATCTATCGTGGCGGTACTGGTACCGCGGCGGTTACGGACAATGCGAACGACAACAAGCGGATTATCTTGTCAACGGCAGGTAATATCGTTTGGTCGACGATGAATACGTACCTTGAACGTGCGTTCCGCGTGACGAATGACAAGGCGTTCGAGAAACTGTTCCTTTGCGGGAGTGGTATTCTTGGTGCGTTCAATGCGTATCTGGAAGGGAAAGCGCAACTGCAGAAACAGTTCAGTGTGCAGACCGTGTATGGTATGAATGTGGTTTCTTGGGAAACTCCATTCGGGACTATTCACTTCAAGACGCATCCGTTGTTCTCGCGGCAGGCGGCACTCCGTTACAACGGGTTGCTGTTGGACGTGCAGAATCTGAAACATCGCCCGCTGAACGATAGCGATACCACGTTGCTCACCAACCGTCAGGCGAATGACTACGACGGCCGCAAGGACGAGTGGATGACGGAAGCTGGTCTGGAACTTCGGTTCCCAGAGTCGTGTATGTATTTCCAAAACCTGAAGACGTTCTCGGCGACGTAAGGTAGTGGGATTAAACAACAAACAACAAGAAACAAAACATTATGGCTGATGCAAAAAGTCTGCGTGCCAATCCAATTGGCCAAGGGAATAGTCAGAAGGGTGTATGTGCATGTGACTCTCCGGGGTTGCAGAATACTTCCGCCCGCACTACGCCCGATCACGACATGCCTACGAATGTGCTGACCAAGGAAACCTCGACTCATAAGCCGTTTGGTGAACTTGGCGGCCAAGGGATGGGTGGAGCGGAGTAAGTAGGAATCTAGTTTAGCCAGTCATGAAAACGTTCGAAGATCTTAAATCGCAGGTTAAACGCTATCTCACCAGCAACACGAATCTCGTGAATGCATGGCCGGGACAAGCGGGTGACACTAATGCACTGATGGCGGAAATTGACAGCGCGATTTTGGTCGCCGCGAATAATGCACGTCGTCAAGCTGAAATGCGACATGATTTTGGGATTAGTATCATGACTGGCTACGCTACTTTAGTGGTTGGCGGGTCAGTGGACCTCGACCACATTGCGGTGGATGAAGTGGGAGGGACAGATTTTCGGAGCTTTAAGACGCTTCGAGAGGTTTTTGTAGTCAACACGGATGGCACGATGTATCCGGTGAAGATCGTTAGTCAGAAGACGAAATCGATCCAATTGTTCAAGCAACAAGATTTAGGAAAGCACACGTATCAAGAGGGATATATTGCGGTGGTGAGTGGAAGGCAGTTGACGATGGAGCGACAAGCAGTCAGTGTGACGTTGTCACTTGCGATAACGGGGAGTGTGTGGTTGGAAGAGTTTACTGCGGAAGTTGCTACAACGGGAATTTATATTGGTGGACTCTTGTCGCCTGATATCACTGGAGATTGCGCGGTAGTTGTTTCACTGAATGAATATGCTGCGTGGTCGCGAGGAACACAAGGTTCAGCGGCGGCAAATATTAGCTATACTTTGGGTGCGTGGCGGATCAATCCGATGTCAAGTTTGGGACAATACAGTGCGTATAAATCTAGCACGGAATCCTCGCCTATTGGTTTGACTGATTGGACAATGGTTCGTGGTGCGGGGCAACCTATTTTGACGCAAGCAGTAACGCCTGTGGTGTTTAATTGGTTTCTCGAACGTGGATTTGAGTACCTGCAATGGGCAGTGATTTGCGAGTTAAATCACATGTTACTCAAGTTTGTTCCGCGACAAGAAGGAACGCTCGGGCCGCCTGACAGTGCCCGAGACAAAGCACTTGACGCATTGATTGTTAATGATGCTTATGCCACTGATGGCGATATCTATCACGATCTTTAAGTATGTCTTTTCAAATTAACATCGCACAGAATATCCTCACCCAACAACTCGTCGGTACCCTCATGGGCCCGGTGATGATTGGACAGACTTACGTCGAAGGGCTTCTGACGACGATGACGACAATGGAATGGAAAGTGGCAAATGGCTCGCAACTTACACATCCTTTGCCGTATGGAGTTTTTGCGAATATTGAGAATCGTCACAACATGACGCAGTCATACCTCGTTGCGCATTTTGCACCGGGATTTTTTGACACGCCCAGCGCACCGGTTTTTAACGAAGTTTGCTGTAAGAAACAAGACATTCATGAGTTTATTTGCTCAGCAACAGTTTGCAAAAAGGTCGTTCCGATCGCGAGTAATCTCGAGACTGACTCAGGCGGAACAGTGATCTGGTCATGCAATATCGAACCGATCGACGAGGTTCACGGATTGATGACGACGATCAAAAATCCCTATCTTCTCGAACAGGAAGGTTCGGTCTGGGATGAAGTGTTGCATCAGTTTATTATCCTCAAGCGCTTGTTGACGAAAACTTTCGCCGCTTCATCAATAGGCGTCGTCAGTACGACAATGACGTATATTAATTACACACCACTCAAATGTGGTTGGTGGATTAAAAATACGGAAGTTTTCTCGGGTTTCTCACTTGCATACTCAACCACGATCAACTATGACTGGCCTGCAGTTTTGAAGAAACTCTATGTTGACATTTGGCCGCTCGTCGAGGGTGGTGCACATGAATTTGGTTTTCCGGTGTATTCAAAACCACATTACTCTGGTCCTTGTAAAGCAGACGTCACTGAAAGTTTCGAGGTCGGTGCACCGAGTGTGGATATCCCGACTCCAATGCTTCCAAGGTCGATTCAACTTAATTGTCCTTTCTATAACATCACCGAACTACCTTCACTTCACGGTCGTGGAGCGATCACAACCTACTCTGGCGATGATAGTCCTGTTTGGTTACCGGCATATGCGATCTTTGATGTTCCCGCGACTACGCCAACTGACTGGCCGGATTTCGTCATCGACATGACACAGGTGCAACCTTACAAAGGTGGATTTATCAAGAAGAAATATAAGGTCTATCCGCCTGTCGAAGATGCACAACCAACAGCTTCTAATTGGTCCGGAGTTCTGCCACCATGATCAAACCAGATCATAATCGTCCGTTTGTCTCACGACTCGATGAAAGTCCATTCATCGAACACAAAGATTTGTCGCTTAGTCAGCCTGTGACACACAAGCAACAGGCGATGAACATTCCTTGCTTGGTAAATCCAAACTTCGTTGCACCACCGCGAATCCCGCAAAGTTATAAACCTTTCTCCTTTGCACTTGCCGCTGGGCCCGCAGGTAAGATGCACGTTTATTATGGACAGTTGATTCAACTCGTCACATTCCCAAACTTCAAACGTAACATTGTCAACGCAGTTCATTTCAACGTCCTTGCATCGCAAGACGAAATTCAACAACCTGTGATTTGGGTGCCTGACAATCTTCGCACAGATCATGGATTCTTACGCGCAACACTTCTTAACTGGCGTGGTAACGCTTATCTCTACTGGGAAACCAACGCAAATGGAGTAATCACACTTTGCCGTATTGTTGGTCCTGACGTTCCGACACTTAAAAATATTCCTGAACTCAATTCAGACCTCATTCGCGATTGGGGCGAAGATGAACCAGTCGGAAAATACTGTGCATTTATTGGTTCAGTTTCAGACTCAGGCGAGATTACACAAAAGATTTCCTCCGACTACTTCTGGTCGCCTTGTGTCATCCCCGAAGGTTCTGATGGTACAACGATCACCACAGACGGTGGTTATGGTGGTGTCGCAATCGTCGGTGGCACTGGTAAAATTACAGTCACAATTTACGATACTGACACTATCTACATTCTCTCCGAATGGCATAACGGTATCGAAACCATAAACAACTGGACAAATCTCACCTTTAACACACTCGCTGGTGGAGGCAAACTCATCTCCATCGATTCTCACGGATTTCCTTAACTAATATTCTCATGCAAAGTCGTCGTATACAACAACAACAAGAAGAAACTCTTCGTAACGTCGAGATCCTCCGCGGTCTAGGCCTCACCGAGTCACCAATCTCGCAGTTCGGTAGTCTCATTAATGCGCTTAACAGCACCGATGCGCCAGCGATTCAACAGGGACAGTTTGAAAAGACGTTTGGGTTGCAACAGTCTGGTCAACAGCAGCAGGCGAGCGAGTTTGCGCAGAGTCATGCGTTAGCGCAACAGAATTATGCGTTAGCGCAACAGGGGCAGGACTGGCAGCATTGGGGGATGGAAAATGACATGAATCAGAAGGCGTGGGAGCAGTATTTACAAAGCAAGAAGTTTGAACAAGAGCAAGGGAATCATAATGATATGATGCAACATTATGGAGCAGCATTAGCACAACAGGGAGAGCAAGGTGGTTTGCAGGCTTTGTTACATATGTTTGGATTGAATCAAGAGTCGACGTCGCGTGGGATGCCGGCGTTGTTTAATCAGGATGTGCTTGGGTCGCTTGCGTCACAGCATGGGTTTTCTAATTTGCTTAACAGTGTTTCAAACGTGAGTACGCTTGGGCCTAAAGCAAGTTGGAGTGATGCTGAGGTTGCTGCAGCGCGGCAGAAGTTGGGATTGAAGTGAGTTTTAACTAAATACAAAAATGGCTGATATCAATGCAATTATGAAGTTGTTTGCTGGAATCCAACAGGGACAGCAGGCTTTGGTCAATTCTGTGCAGAAACCGCGTGGGATTATGCGGCATAATGATGATATGACCAATATGGGGACGCCGGGGATGAGTGGGACTCCGGGATTGGATCAGTGGTATCGGAACAATCCGGGGTATCAGAACACTCCGGTGGTTGCGGATACTGGGCAGGCACAGAGGGATCATCAGCTGTTTTTGGATCAGATCGCACGGAGTACAGAGGAGATCAATGCGTATGATGAACATGCGAAGTTGGCAGGGTTGCCGACGTATAAGGAGAAGATGGCACAAGATCAACAGTCAAATGTTAAGTCTATTGCGGATGAGTGGAATCAGACACAGAGTCAGTGGCAGGGTGCACAAAATCCGGGTGGTGCTGGAGGGTTGAATTTTAATCTTGTTAATGGCCCTATGGATGTGTTTGCACAGAATAGTGAGAATGCATTGAATTGGGCGAAGATCCAAGGACAAGAGATGGTGGGAAGAGGTTTGAAGGCTGATACGAGCGGTTTTGGGAATTATGCGCCGATTGCGTCTGTGACGAGTCCGAGTAGGACTCCGACTACACCGAGTGCGTTGCCGGGAAGTTTGGCAAGTGTTGGACAAGATCCTTTTGCGGATATTAAGATTGGAGGTATTCCACGGCAACCAAATGCTTTAACCAATGCATTTAATGCGCCAGATAAAACAAATATGGCGCAAGGCATGGAAAGTTTGTTGTTTGGGCGTGCTGCAATGCCACAAGTTACACAACAAGGGATTGCGGCTGCAATGCCACAAGTTACACAACAAGGGATTGCGGCTGGGATGACACGAGAACCGACAGTTTCTCCTGCATTGTTAATGGCGGCTGGGATGAATCCATTAGCTGCACAATTTTATGGTGCGTTACCGCCTGAGATGCCACTGGGCAACTTTATGGATCAAATCATGTCGAAGTTTAACGCAAGGAATCGCGAACGTGCAAATAGCGCTGCGGACGATGCTGCAATTGGCAGGATGATTAAGATACTGCAAACCAGTAAGTAACTCTATGGACACCTATCAAGATTTTCTAAAACAGAATCCTGTGGATGAGTTTAACTCGCCGCGGCAGATTCAACAAGACTTTGTGGACAATATCCGCAAGGCTGATCCACGTTTTAGTGACTTGACAGAAGGGCAGACTGGTCAGGTGTTGGCGCAGTTGACCGGAGAGCAGGGGTTTAATAGATTTTCGGCTGGTGCGTTGAATCGTGGGTTTGATTGGTTAGGTGATAAGTTTACGAATACGCTTAACGAATTGCCTGTCGGTGGTGGTCTGACTGCGAGTCAATATGCTGGTGAAGGAGCACAAGGATTTGCGCAAATTTTTGGTGCTGGAGAGGATACACAACAAGCGTTTAAGAGTGGTGGTGAGCAATTGCCAACGATTATCGGGATGCTTGGGTTGGGCGGTGTTGGAAGTGTGATTGGTGGTATTGCTGGTGCGATTGGTGGTATTGGAAGTGTGATTGGTGGTATTGCTAGTGCAGGTATGACTGGTTTGATGGGTGCGACTATGTACGGACAAGGCGTAGGTAGCGCATATGAACAAGGCGCTACTGGACTTGCGCCGACTGCAGTTGGTGCAACGAGTTTGGCGACACTTGCGATTCCGATGGTGTTCAGTCGTGCGATTGCTGATGTTGCGGGGACTGCAGCGTTGAAACTTACTGCGAGTGGTGCGTTGAAGGATTTGACTGCAGAAGCGGTTAAGGATGGAGTGAAGTTCAGTGGATCAGAGGCGGTGAATTTGATCACTGGGAATCCTGCAGTGTCGACTTTGCGCCGAAGTGCGTTGAAGACGGTGCAGGAAAGCATTGCAATGAGCACGGCGAGTGCATTGAGTATTTCTAGTGCGGTTGCTGGGCAGTTGATCATTAATCCGAAGAAGTTTGTTGAAGATCAGTTGACGAGTAAGCAGTTCTGGATTCCGACGTTGATTGGTGAAACTTTCAACGGTGTGGGTGGTGTGATGATGGGGAGGATGCGGGAACCAGTTAAGAGTTATAAGACACTGACTGAAGAACAGGCAGCACTGAAAGCAAAGTTGCATGGTAGTGAGCAAGCGAGTGCCGAGGAAGGTGCAAAGTCACTTGTGGGGATTTTGCCGGATAAGACTGCGGGGACGGAACCTTCATTGACTGTTCCGTTAGATGAGACGATGTATCCGGAAAGTATTTACAGTTCGAAGATTAAGAAGCAACTTGGAATTCCTGCAGGTCCTGAAAGCGATCAGGCATTACTTTCGCATTATAGTGCGATTCGTCAAGCAAATGCGGAAGCGATTGTTGCGGAGACAAATAAGGCGTCTACTGATACACCTGAAAGTCCTGCGGTTAAAGATCGTGTGATTAACACTCCAGACGAAGCGTACGCTGCGATTGCTGATGTAATGGCAGCGCATGATCCGTCGAGTGATCAGTTGAACATGCTTGGAATGGCAGTGCAACATCTGCAAGAAGCGATGGAAAGTACGCATCCAGAAGTGTCGACAGATGAAGCATTCATGCATGCAGTAGAGGAGATTCACGCGCGTGCTTATGATCCTAACGTGCAGAATTATGAGCATATTGTCACGACGGATGATGGAAATCATATTGCGTTTCATAATCCCGGGACGAAGGAAGTTGGGACGTTTGTTCAAGTGATGCGGACAGGAGAGGATGGCAAAGTTCATCCTGTGGGTAAGCAATTCATTGAAAACGTTCCCGGCACGGCGACGATTTTGCGCCTGCATGACGTGTTACAGCTTGCGAAACTTGACGCGCCAGCGTTGAAACCTGCACTAGACAAACACTTTGGAGTTGATGTGACGCCGAAGGAACTTGAAGTTTTTCATCGTGTCTTTCAGCGGACTGCACAAGCGGAAGCCGAGATGCCGTATGGCGTGAGTTTTCATGAAGATTATCATGCTCAAGATCCGAGGCGAGCTGCTGGGATTGCTGAGATGTTGCATCGGACGGGGATGCAGAAGGCGCTAGTTGCGCTTAAGCAGAAGTTACGTTTTACTGCGAGTTCTGCATGCCTTGATCCAAAGGCGTTAGATAACGCGACGTTTGATTATTTTGGCGCGAAGAATATTGCGGCGCATTCGTTGGTTGAGAATACGAATGGTGAACTCGTGCACGTGATTTCACGTAACAATACGTATGGTCCTGATGTGGATATTCATGAATTAGGACACGTGTTGCATGTGCTTATCGACTCAGGTGGTTATGGGAAAGAGATGAAGGCTGAGGTCGATAAGTGGCTTGGTGACATTGTTAACCCAGATAGCGAGTGGAATAAGGGGAAGGAACGTGGTAAGCAACGAGCGGAAGATGTTAAGCACGCTGCAGAAACCGGCGCGACGATTGCGTCAAAGGTTCAGGCAGGAACTAAACGCGCACAAGGTTTGCCAGATACAGAAGAGATTCGTCAGCATTACTTGTCATACTATGAAACATTCGCGCAAACCTTTCATGGCTATATGATGTCTGCTGGGAATAAGTTCTCAGACTTTATGGCAAAACACTTTCCGACTTTGCATGGATTCTTTTCGGAGTATGCAAAAGCTTTTAAGACTGGTGGACCGCTTAATCGTTACTCGCCGGGTTATAGTGTTGGCAAGTCGATTTTGAAAACCTACCTCGATGCACATTATGATGCAACTGAAGCACCTGCGAAACGTCTGCATGCACTCATGGATGCGACACCGGGAATGTCTTCTCGAGTTGCAGAAGCGTTAGTTCACGAGTGGTTTCAAGCGAAAGGTGTTGGTATTCGTGATGCACTCGAGACGACGGTCAAGCAGTTGAAAGAGACTGGCGAAGGTGTGAGTGATTCTTCTGTGATCGATTTGCTTTCGAGCATCGGACGCGTGAACGGAGAAACGAATATGTTCTCTCCAATGGAAGGTTACGATGGACAGTTAAATTCCAAGGCGTTTATTCTTGCACCTTGGATTAGCCATCTTGTCGGTGAAACACATCTCGGTTGGGATAAGATGCTGAGTGCTGCGAAGGAACTTGCGGCAAAAACAGGTAAACCTTTCAAGAGTGAAAAGTGGTTTAACTCGCACACACTTGCAACAGAACTTGGATTCAAACCCGGCACACCACGTCACGCAGAAGCGCAATCCTATCTCAATGGACGGTGCTTCATTATGAAGAACATTGAACGTCTTCAACGCGTGGTTGATGTAATTTTGAATCCTGCGGAAACTGAGCGATATACGCAGGCCGACGTGTTAAAGCAGATTTATAAACTCGATGGAGTTTTACGTGACTGGTATCTGGGTCGCTTGGATTACCAGAAAGGTAAGCCAATGTACGAGCCGACTTGGGACAAACTTAGTTCGTCTGTCGAAGCTGGTCGTCAACATACAATCGAACTTCCAGAACGCGAGGCTGCGTTTGTTGAAAAATCACATAAGTCTTGGTTCCCAGACCTCACCGATGCGTTGATGAAACGCGTGAAGAACACTGCGAAACCACCAAAATCTCACCTTGACATTGATGGTAATTTTGACTTCGAGACAAAGCAACGCGAGTCAGGTACGAAACGTCCTGAGTTGAAGTCTTTCTCATCTGAGCAAGAAGCTCGAGATTATGTTGACTCGATTCAAAACTCGAGTAAGTACGCGATGGTCGAACTTTCGACTGAGCATTATACCAAGCGTACAGTTGCAAAAACTCGCGAAGAAAAACTTGTTGCACAAGGTAAATACAAACTCACCGATGCGTGGCGTATCGTTGCAAAAGACACAACGAATCGCCTTCGTCTCGCCTCCGAAGATTCCACTTGGCGCGCTTCAAAACAAGCGTTCGAGGCTGCTGCGTTTGAACAAGCGCCCGAGCATGTGCAAGAATCGCAGTCCGAACTCGAGTCCATCGCCGCTCCACGTCCACAGCCTACGAAAGAAAAGCGGGTCGTCGCTCAGTTGTCACCTGAAAGTGCAAAACAATTTTGGGCCGAACTTGAAAAAACTGGTGCTCCTGCACTTCACAAACTTCGTGACATAGTTCCGAATCACGTGGAGAAAGCTCTGCAAGACATCCTCGCAGGCACAGATCAACCACATACGAACGTCAATGAATTTGCGACGTTGAAAAAGCATTTTCTTGGAATGCTCGAGTGGCGTAAGGCGAATCCGGGCATCTTCAACGATCTCTTACATGAACACGGTGTTGATCTATTGCCTACGCAAAATGGTCTAATCACGATGGTCAAGGCATATGTTAATTCGTTGCACACCTTCACGCCTGATCTTAACGCAAAACAAATCCAATCTGAACACCTTCGCAATCTCAGTAAGATGATCGCGTTTGGTGAAGACGTCGCCAACGCAAGTAACAAACCAAGCGCAGCATACGATCCTGACACTGTAACAAACTTCTACAAGTCTCTCACAAACTATGTGAAAGATTTGCAGTCTCAATATCTCAACGAAAGTGCTGCTGACACTGGTCGCGGTATGATTCCGCAAGTCACACCTTCCGAGCAAGGTCGTCAAGCTGGCACGACAGCATTCGCAACACCACTTTCTAATCCAACAGTCCAAGCAAACGTCGCAGCTGTTCTCAACACACAAGAAGGCAACCTCGGACGTCCACATGACGTCGCACATGAACGTAGTGCGATCGGAAAGATCTTCGGAGCCGTCCTAGGTAAACCACTCAGTGTCGCACAAAAAATCCACTCCGCAATCGGCCAAGGCCCGCTACAACGAGCCGTGCAAGATCCAAACTTTTATTGGGCTTCTAAAGCATTCTACGACGAAACTGTTAATGTCTCCGGTAACACAACAGGTGCACTCAAGCATTTGCACTGCGCAGGCAAACTAGTCTCGCAACTCGAACTCATACCGCCCGATGAACGTGCAAATCTAAAACCCGAGGAAATTGCACACCTTGAAGCGCTTCCAAAGATTTTCAAACTCGACGAAGGTGACAGCATGGATCCAAACCGTACTGTCCGTACAATGTTAGCGAACCCTCGTCTGCGTGACATCTTCAATCGCATTGGACTTCTGGAGAACCAAGGTTCAGACTTCTATGAAAACATAATCAACAAACCTCTTGATCCGAACGACGAAATTTCGGTTAGTGCTTATGCGTACAAGAAAGAACTCTCAAACCCAAAAGAGGCAGCACTCATGGAAGAATGCCTTAAGCGTTTTTACGCCTCTCACAAGTACTCGGTCCAAGTCCAAACTGTTCAAAGCATGCGAAACTTCATTGCTTCGCATGCCACCTCACTAATCTCTCGTCCCGAGTTCGGCAACTCCGCCGAAAAAGCGATGGATTTTGCTACACGCTTCAACGCTGCCAGCACTCCAGATCGTCTACAATTACTCGTTAAGGAGCTTAACAAGACTCCGAGAGAGATGACGAATGCGCAACAGGCAAAGATGACTGAGGAGGAGTTTCACCAGTCGCAGAGTACGACGATGACGTTGGATGATGCGGAGAGATTGCTTAAGCCGTATATGGAAGCGGAGCAAGGGGTGTTGAAGCAGAATCAGATGCTGTTACACAATTCGTTTTATACGAGTGAGGTGCGGTATGGTGCGTGGCATGTGAGGGTGGTGTTTAAGGAGGATGGGAGAATGCCAGCGAGTAAGACGGAACGGATGGGGTATTATGGGTTTAATTCGTTGGAGGAGGCACAGAAGTTTGCTGCGGAACAGCGGGTACTTGGAAATACTTCAGGCACGCCGTGGGACTTTGGACGGGCGAAGCGTAATTATCGTGAGATTAATGGGACGTATGAAGATGCGTTGAATGATGTTACGAAGACGACGCGAGTGATGTTGGAGTTGTTTTTAGAAGGGAAAGGGTTGGATGAAGAGACGTTGAATACTGTATCGAATGCTATTGGTGACTTGCCTGATAAGGTGACAATGCAGAATGAGGCAGTGAAGATTAATTCGTTGACTGCTAGAAAGCGTTCGTTTACGAAAGGGCGGGAAGAATTGGATCGGTTTGAACAGCATTTGGAAAGCGTTCGGCGTCGTCTTGCGGCGAGTGGACGTAAGGAGACTGATATTAAGTTCAAACTTTACGCGCGGGATAAAGGGACGCTTGCGAATAATGATTTGTATGAAAAGTTGGATGAGTTCAAATCTGGCATGCGTTTGAAGGATAGTGAGTATCAGAAGCAGATTGGGATGCTTGGGTATAATGCGTGTATGTTGGGGAACTTGTCTTCGGGGATTATGGAAATGCAGCAGGGTCCGATTATTACTGCGGCGAGTTTGATGGCTCATGGTGGGAGTTTGAAGGATGCGTTTTTGGTTCCGACGCAAGTGGTGAAGTATGCGTATCAGTCTGCGATGAAGCGGTTAGTGAGAGGGGATCAGACTAGCGTTTGGGATAATCCTGAAGAGCGTGCATTCATTCGTGATGCGGTGAATAAGAATAGGCTGGCACAGAGATTGCATCATGATATTGATCAAACGAGCACGGATCGTGTGATGGAGCAGTATCGAAATCTTGATGGGTTTGAGGATCAGACGACGAAGGATAAGATTAAATCTGTTGGACAGCATGTGTTCAATGGGTTGAATAATATGTATGGAGCGATGAATCGTTTCAACATGGAGGTGTCGTTGATCTCGCATTATAGACTGTTGAGGAAATTGCAGTATGGGAACGTGCCGACGATGACTGCGGAGCAGATGCAGACGAACGGGCATCCGCAGTTTACTAAACGCCAGTTTGCCGAACTTTCCAACAAGGTAATGATGGCCAGTGACATGGCGAATGGTACGTTGCAGAGGTTGGGAAGACCTGAGTTTTTCAATACGAAATCAGAGATGCTGCGGAATGCAGCGAGTACGTATTGGAGTTTGCAGAGTTTTGTGAATGCGCAGGTCGCGAATCAGTTACTCTATATGAGTAAGGCGTTGAACGCGAAGGGGATTTACTCGAGGTCGGAGAGTATCGCAGCGAGAAAAGCGATGGCGACGTTGCTTGGAATGCAATTTCTCGCGATGGGAACGGCAGGATTTACTTTGTGGCCTAGTGCGAACAAGGCAATTAAACTCGCGACTGGGTTTGATCCGGAGGAAGAAATGCGTGATGCGTTTTTGTCGAATAAGAATTGGAGTGACAGTGACCGTCAATTCATGGCAGATTTTGCTGCGAATGGATTAGCGACTGCGGCAGGTGTTCCGATTGATTATGGAACTCGTTTGAGCGTACAGGGTTTAGGTCCAATGAGTCCGTATGCTGGGTTTGATGCGAAACAACTTGGTGGGCCGGTCATCGGTTTGGTCACGCAGGCGATGAGTGATTTGAAGAAGGTGCAGGAAGGAACGTTGGGTATTGGCGAAGCTGTTACACTCAATATGCTGCCTGTTGGACTTCGTCGTGGTTTGCGCATGGAGATGTTCGATCATGGTGATATCTATGATGGAAATAAGAAGTTCATGTTCACACCAACCGCAGTTGAACGTGTTGGTATGTGGACTGGATTTAACACTGTCCGTGCGCGTAAGGAAATGGAAGCGCGGATGAAGAGTACGGAGGCGATTGACGCTGGTGCGAGGTTGAAGATGACACGTGCAAATGCGGTGATTGATGCGCAAGCGAGTGGGAATTTGCCCGAGGCCATGCGGATCATGCGGCAGACGGCGACTGACTTTCAAGAGAAGGTTCCAGCCTTTGCAAAGTATGTCGCAGAGTTGAAGGTGTCGAAAGATATGGGACAACTCGTACGCGAGGGAAGTGGTCCAGAAGCTGATCGAGTCGCACGTTTGTATCAGACTTTGAATCCACCGCAGGAGATGTTACGGAAAGCAAAAACTGATAACTACATGCAACAACTTGGTGTACCAGTGGTTCCAAACTTCCAAGCCTACCGACATGCGGCAGCGTTTGACTCGATAATGCAAAACAACCCCGGAATTACTTCCGGAGCTGCGTCTAAGATGTTGTCCGATCCAATGCGGCGCGGAACGATATATGGAGCACTTGATCCTAACTCTGCAACTGAAGCATTTCAGTCGAATTTCCCATCAGTAGCTTGGTGACGACATCTGTACGAACTAGATAATCAAGAGCTTTTTCAGTCTGCTCAATATCTCCGGACTCCCAGAGCGCCGAAATGATTTGCTTTTTCGAAAGCATTTTGTTCGGCGCTTCTTCGAGTCTAGAGTAAATGAGATATGCAAGTTCGGCGAGTGGGTTTTTACCTGCACCAGCTAGGACTTTGTTGAGATGAAGTTCGACCGCATCGAGCATGACAAGCGCATCTCGGAAAAGTGCTTCGGTGAGAAGGCCAGTCATATCGCTCGCGAGGTCAAGAAGCATTGCGCATTTGATGAGTTGTGTGTCTTTTGTGCGCAACCAGTTCTTGAACACATTCGTATGCGGCATCGCCATCTGTTTATACTTCTCGTTATACCAAGGGACGAAGAAGTTTTCACCGTCGCGTGAGAGTTTGTACTCGCAAGCGAAGGATTTGACTTTACGCAAGTGCGCAAGACATCGAACGTGAGCGTCGACTTGCTCTTGCGTTTCCTGTGGAAGTGCGACCGGGTTGCCGTGTCGCTTTCCCCAGACAAAGATACCACGGCGTGAGAAACCACCTGTGATGAGTTTTTCTTTGAGTAGCTGACCGGTTTGCTCGGGAGTCATACAAGCGAGCATTGTCACGTAAGGGGAGAAGATGATGTCGGTGCCTTTGTTTTTCGTGGCGACTTCATAAGCCTCTTGGTCATAAATGTCCGTAAAGAACGTAATGAGGCCAGAGGGATTACCACCCGCCGAGAGCATAGTAACAATTTCATTTGCGAAAAATGAAAACTGCGAGACTTCGACTGGCATGATGCCGTGAATGAACTTGAGGTGACACTTTGATGCTTCATTGGTTTTTGACATTAAGACAGAGATTTGCTGTAACGTGATGGATGGTGGCGCGATTGGAGTCTCAAGTTTCTGACACATCCGCCGCGCTTTGTTCATCGCAGTCGACTTTCCGTCGCCGGGTTCACCGACAAGCACAACATAAAGATTTGGATAGATTTTACAAACGTGTTGATCGAAAAAGACTTTACGCGACACGACCGCGGAGAGTACACTCAACGCACTCCACGTATGAAAGAGTGGCGAGGCTTCTCCACCGGAAGTGTACAGCATGTAATCGTCGATGAAGTTATTCATGTACGCAGGCGATGATGGGTTTTAGTGGAATTCCTGTGTCTGAAAGCATTTCATACTCTATATGTACGCGTTTACCCATAACACGCTCAGGGTTATGCCAGTAGTCGTAGCGTTGTTGCATAGTTAAACCACTGCCAGCAGTGAACAGTGCGCCATTGTCTGCGCGAAGTTCAAACGCGCCGAGAGTGTCCTTATCACCTTTCGTCTTACTATCCACCATCGCGATAAGATCAGTAATCGTAGCATCCATATCTAAGCACTCCTTGCGTTTCTGCAAGCACCACCAACGGTTTTCCTTGTTACCGCACTGCGACTCGAGGCCATAGTGTGCCTCCGCATCCCGATACATCATTCCCTCAAAGCCATGGATATTTTTCCACTGGTTATACCAATGTTCAGCTTCGATCGGAGTAAAAATTTCGTGCGTTTCAACGAACTGCACATACTCATTCCCTTCTAAACTCTGCCCCAGCCACCGCATAATCTCCGCACGCTTCCGAAACGGGACTCTCACAATAACATCAAACACATGAAACTGTATCAACGTACTCTCCGCATGCACTCCCGAACGAACCACACTAATCCGCGAGTTGATCTCCTGCAAAGAAAATCCATGCCTATAAAACTCACCGTCAAGAAATACATTACCTAGTTTCGTTAAGGCGCTTAACGCGTGGTTGACTACTGCGTTCGTCCAGCGTTCGCCTTGGCGAGACTGGAAGTGAGGGGAGCGTGGGTCGTAGATTCCGCGAACGCCGTTGAGTTTGGGTTGGACGAAGCATGGGAAGGTGATGCGAGAGGGATTGTAGTGGAAGGCGAGCATTGGTTTGATCATGGTGCTTTGTAGTTATTGGCCCAGAGTTCTGTGAAATATTCTTGAAGTGCTTTTGCTTGAGAGGGTGACACTTTGTACATGAGTTCGTGAAGAGTCATTGCGGTGGCGTTAGCAGAGCCGATGAAGACGTCGGGGATGGCAGAGTGTTTGGGATAGGCCAGCCAGAGTTTCATGTGGGTGGCGGTGACACGGCAGGAGAGTGCTGCGCGTGGTGGAATGCCTTCGACGTAGATTACGCGGCGGAGGTTTGTGACGTGAGGAGAGACGGAGTAGGTGACAACGTCGAGGTGATCGTAGCGACAGATTGCGTGGATGAAGTTGGTGGAGTCGTAGAAGCCATTGGGAAGCCAGCAATCTGTAAGATTGATGGGTGGTGGAGTGACGATGTGATTGAGGGATGGGAAGTCGTGTTTCATATTGGATTAGAAGTGTTGCCCCATGAATCGCCGTAAGCGCCTTCGAATGGAATGTTTATGAGTTGACCGGAGATGAGGATTTTGTCAGAGAAGTAAGTACGTAGTTTTTGAATCGCCCAATCACGAGTCTCCAATGGCCATTGTCCGCACATCGCGTCATGTACATGGTGAAGTGGTTCGATGATGAGGGAATTGTTTGGCCGACGATTCTCAGGATCGTACCAGAGGTTGCGAAGGGCACGGTTCGTTGCATAGGTGGTGTTTGCCTGAGGTTCATGGGCGACGGCGGATCGGAGAGTTTCGTGTGACGCACGACGCCCGAAGAATGTTCGAGTGTGACCAGAAGCGCATTGAAGTTTTCCTTTCGTTCGTAACTCTTGCTCGACCCAAGTCTGCCAAGCAGCGACTCCCTTATAGCGAAGTCGGTAAAGTTTTTGTAAAGCCATGCATGTCTTGTTGTCGGCATAAATTGGATTGCCGGTAAGTTTGAATGAATCTTTGAGGATTTGATCTGCCATGGTAGATGGTCCCAGCAGATAATTTGTCCCATGTTGTACTCGTTTGCAGATGAAATACAACGCAGCAACTTCATTCGTGTTAAGTGGGGACTGGTCATTGCCTATGTATTTTGAGACTTTGTAGAGTTCTTCGCGCGAGAGACGGAGGGCCTCCACTCCGTGAAGATAGAGGTAGGCGATGACTCGAGCGGGTTTGATGCCGTATAGGTAATCGTCCAACATGGTTCGGTCGCCAAACTTGGCACAGTGTGCAGCAACTGTCCAACCATCCGCGCCAGCAAGGTCAAGCTGAAAGAATTCGCATCCCGGATCAGCTCGGAATAGATGGCGTAACTTTTTGGTGACAGTTGTAAGATTCGATCCAACGTCTTTTTCTTCACCTTTCTTATCGAGGACGTCAGAGTTTTCAGCGGAGTGCTGACAGTTAAGCCGCCCGGTGTCGGTCCCGACAATATTGTAAGAGCAACGGACCCGTCGATCTCGACTTGAAGTTGGCATAGCGAGGGTCTGCATGAGTTTTTCGCATTTGCGCCACGAGATGAGGTCGCGAATAAGGGCTGCATCGTGAATCCGATTAATTTCAAGCAAGGCGTCGATGTTCGTGGTGAGTTTTGTTTTGTCGATACGGCCACCTTTTTTGGGATGTTGTTTCGGGAAGTGCTTTTCTTTATAGAGGACATTGCATAGTTGGGTTGGAGAGTTTACATTAACTTTTTTGCCGCATTCCAAGTTGATACGAAGTTGGATTTCATCTTGCTTGATTTTAGTGAAGTTATAAAGTTCGTCAGCTCGCGCTTTATCAAAGACCATTCCGCGCAGTTGCATGTAGTTGATCGCGGGGAGGAGTGACATGTTGAACTTAAAATGTTCAAGAGCGTTTCCGGACATTGCCG